AAAGACTTTATAAATCCAATAACACGAATGATATTTACCGAAAGTGATAAAAATTTAATTATGAAAAAAATGATTGAAATGTATCCTCATATTAACCCACCAAAAGAAAAATATATAAATAGGAAAGATTTAGTTTTTTTCCATATAGAAGATTCCGTTAATCACAATGGTGAAGAAATTGATACCGTGTGTTTATATATTAAATATAAAATACAAAATAATATTAGGGTAGTTTTTAAAGACCATACATTTATTAATTTAATTACTATCCAAGTTCCTGTTAAGTTTGTATATGAAACTGAAAATATACACGAAGGAGATAGTGATTATATACCTGACGAATATTCATTTGGTATATTATTATATAATTTTGAAAGATTGTTTATTGAAAATAAATTAATAGGAAAGTCAATACCATTTAAATTGCATCATTCTATTGAAAAATATAATAATAAAATATTGATAAATAAAAAAGAGTATATGGACTTTTTTAATATGTTATTATAATTATAATTATAATTATAATTATAATATTTAGATGGATAGTGTTTTAACAGAATCAAAGTCTTATATTAAAGATAATAATAATAATTTAAGCGAAAAACATTGTTATGATTTTATAGAATTATACAATAATGCATCAGGAAACTTGACAAATATTATAAATCCTAAAACTAAAAAAAATATGTCTGACTTAAACAGAATTAGATTTATTTATGAAAAATGTTTAACAAAGGTTGGTTTTACTGATAATAGAATTGTTAATAGTTCAATAGTTTATGAAAAAATGTTATCAAATATAACACTTGGTGATTTATTTAATATTATAGAAGACCCTCTATTTAATAGTAATTTTATATCAATTATAACAACTAAAATATTTGGAAATGATACTAAAAATAACATTTTAAAATTAAAAGAATATTTAAATAAAACAGATAATGATGCAATTAGAAAATATAAAGGTTGTATATCTGAAATAAAAAAATATATTAAATCATTTGATCCTTTCATGGGAAATGAAAGATTTAAAAAATATGTAGAAAAAAATTATAGTGATGAGTATAATAACGAAGATGGTGTATTTTTTATCTCAAAAAAGTTATTAAACATTCTTTCAAAACCAAAAGAATATTTAGTAGAAGCAATAATGTATAACAGTATTTCAAATAAAAACTCTATTGAATTTAAAAAGAATTTAGAAAATAACTTCTCTAAATATTATAGTATTAATTATATTTTAGCATTATTAACTGAATATTCTATAAGTGATGATGTTTTGCAAAAAGCAATTATGACAGACGTTACAGACATTTTGTTAAATAATAAAATAATTATAAAATATAGTGATAATTCATCATCATCTTTATCACTAGATAAATCTATTTCATATTCTGTCTCACCAAGTGGTTCAACATCTAAAGCTATATCACATAGAGAAGCTAAAAAAGAACTTTTATCTTATATTATGAATAATGATGGATATCGTGGTGATATAAACGATTATGACTTTTATACAATGGATAAATGGTCTGACATGCCTTTGCAAAAACTTAAATATGTTATTAAAATACCATATACTATAGATTCTAAAATGTTTTGTAATGCTTATTATGCAAAATCTTTATATAAAGCGTGGGATTCATCTATTAAACAAAAACTAAAGTTTATAAATCCAACTAATAGAATAGAATTTAGCAATGAAGATAAAAATGCAATAATGGATAAGATGGTTGAAATGTACCCTTATATTAAAAAGCCTAATGCAAATAGTAATGTTAGACAAGATTTAGAACTTCACTTTATCCCTGTAAATAACTATTATGATAATATTAGTGGAGAACATATTGATACGATACGTATAACTATTTTCTATAAAACAAAAAATATAAATCCATTACTTACAGACTATAGATATTTAGATTTAGTAAAAATCTATATACCAATGCTATTCATTGACCCGCATGAAAGCGAACTACCAGATAACTATTCGTTTTTTAGTTTGCAACAAAAACTTGAAGATTTATCGTCTCGTAATAAATTACTAGGAAAAACAGTTCCTTTTAAATTACATAATGCTATTGAAAAATATAATAACAAGATATTGATGGATAAAGAATATTACATGGACTTCATTGATATGTTATAATTATATATTCATTTTTTCATTTTTCTAATTTAAATGATTCTCGTAAAAGAAGGATTAAAAAATACAATAATGTTTTTATAAAAAAGAAGAAGTGTATAAAACTTTTCAATTATGTATATGAAATGTAAAAGTATAATATATAATAAAACTATATAAATATATATAAACTATTACAATATAATTATGTATCAAGCAAGTATAAGAAATAAAAAAAAAACTTTAAATTTAAGTAAATCAAAGAATATTAACTATATAATAAATACTAATTATGAAGACTATGGATTTGTTATAAAACTATTAGGAAATTGCAGAGCATCTGTTTTGTGCAATAATGGAGATATTGTAATTGGTATAATCAGAGGTAATATGCGTAGATTTAATAAACGCGTTTTAATTGATAAGGGAGATATCGTTGTAGTTTCACGAAGAGAATATCAGATAAATAAAGCAGATATCGTCCATAAATACAATTTAGAACAATGTCAGTATATTATTAATAGTAATGAATTAACAGAAACATTAGTAAATGAATATTATAAAAATACGCAAAAAACAACTGGTAGTGGAAGCAATGATACATATATAAGTTTTGAAGAAGAACAAGAAGAAAATAAAAATGATTTTGTAGATAATTTTAAGTTTCTAGATATTATAGATGACGATGAATGTGAAATAGACGATATATAAAACTAAATTATTATATTTAAACAATGCGTATATTACATTTAATATTATTTTCAAGTACAAGCGAAAGTACTGATGTAAATGATTTAATTTACGAAAAAATGAAAAATATACAAGAGCAATATTATAATTTTTACGAACAAAATATTCTTACAATTTATATAAAACATACTAAAAATGATAAAAATATTGAATATATATTAGAAGGTAATATTTTACATATAAATGGAGATGAATCTATTATTCCAGGGGCATTAAATAAAACAATAAAGGCTCTTCAATATTTTAAAAATATGAAATATGATTATTTGGTAAGAAGTAATATTAGTACTATTATTAATTTTGACAATTTAATTCATGAATTGCATAAAAACCCAATAGACTTTTACGGTGGTGGAAAAGTTTTAAATTTACAATGGAATGGTTCTGGTATTAAAGATGCAACTTTTTTCGGGACATTATTTTCTTCAGGAACATCAATAATTTTAACAAATTCGGCTGTTAAGTTTCTATTAGAAAAAGCACATTTGTTAAAATATGATATTGTTGATGATGTTTCTATTGCTATATTGATAAAAGAAAATAAGGAAGATATTATACCAAAAGAGATAGATAAACAATATTTTATCAATATGCCTTGTTTTTTATATCAAATAGATGATCCTTATGAAAATATTAAATCTCATTATGAAAATAAAAATGTTATATTTTATAGAAATAAACATGGTAATAATAGAAATATAGATTTAAAACAGATGAATATATTAATAGATCTATTATTGAAAAAAAAAATATAATACTTTTAATTTTTGTTTGTAATACAACTTGTTTTATCATATGTTTTAGGCATATAACTATGAAAAATATTATTATCGTCTTTGAAAGCTTCTCGTTGCAATCTTTTACTATATTTGAATGTAAATTTGGATAAACGCGTATTATCATATAATTTCATTATTATAGTTTGCAGAGGAGCATCGCCCCATCTACAATAAAATATATTACCATTTTTATCAATTTCGTCAATCATATTTGTAACCTCTTTTTTATTCCATATTTTAGGTCTTGTTATTGAAAAATTATTATAATACATTACTGGCATTGAAAGATTAACCTTGTCATATAAGAAGTCTTCATTTTTTAATACCTTATAAAAACTTTTAAATTTATCAAAATGTTCGGAAGAACTATCAATAATATGATCTATAAACATTTCTTGAACTTTATCTTTTTTATCAGGAAATAAATCAATAAAAAAATCTTTCATTTCATAATTACAAATACTGCAATCCAAATGAATTATATTTGAAACGTAATTCAAATCTTTTTTTTCTAATAATTCAAAAACATCTAAATCAATATTTTCTTCTATTATACTATCATCGTCCAATCGCATTACATATTCATATTCTTTACAGTATTTGAAAAAATGTCTTATCCAAAAATAACACATTATTCTATATCTTTCATTTCTCCAATAAGGGACGGGTGTAGTATCAATACATTTATTCATTTTATCTTTATCAATATGTTCTGGAACTTTAAAGTCGTCGGGGTCTAACTTATTAAAAAATATAAGACTTCTACATTCTTCTCTTATACTTTTTAATATTTCATTTTTTGCATTATCGTCATAATCACCCTCATGTAAAATTATTATTGGATATTTATATTTAGAATTAAAATTTTTAAACAAAAAATACAAGCAAGTTTTAAGATATATTTTTCTTTCAATATTATTTTGTGTTAAAATATAAATAGCTGCTTTTTGCATTATTATATTAAATGTATTAATAAATACTATATAATCGTTTATATAGTATGTGTTTACACATATTATAAATAGTGATTTTTACATTTTTATTGCATATTTTGGCATTTAACTATTTGTTTTTTTACACATTACACATTATTTATTATTTTTATATTAATCCTTATTATTGATACCATTAAAATGGTAATTATTATATAATTTATAAGAAGAAATATCTGCGTCACAAACCGAATCTTTAAAAAATGCCAAACTATATAATGTAATGTCACAATTTTTATGATTATTAATAATTATAGGGTAAGATTGTTTTAAAACCTCGCTATCTTTTTTCTTGAATGATGTTTTTGAATTATTGATATGTACTGTAATATCTTCATTATTTAATATTAATCCTATAAAAGTAGTATCATCTTCGAATATATCAGAGTCTACATTATAAATATTATATTCGTGAATATTTATTTTTATCATTACAGTATATTTTTTCTTAATATACATTTCTTTAAAAAATGAAATCTCATTAGAATGATTTTTTTCTACATTATCGCAATCATTATCTTGACAATTATCATTCAAATAATCACCGTAATCATTTATTCTATCATTCGTTCTTATATTGTATTCATTATAATTATTAATATTATTATGAAGACTTATCATAAAATTGTTACAATCATCATTTTTTTTACATTCTTCGTCAACATTATTAACAACAACATTATTTGATTCAACTATATTTATTGAAATTAAATTACCATCACTTAAGTTTTTAATAAATAATAAATTATTTACAATGTTATCATTATCTTTAAACTTAAAAGTTAGAAGAAATGTAGCTATATCTAATGTGCTTGTATTAAACAATATAGGTATAAATATTTTATTATCAACATTAACATAAGTATAAACATTAAGATTTCTTATATTAAATGATACCCAATCATTTTCAATAAATCTTAATTTTCCATTTCTAAGTTCTTCTTTTAATTTTTTTATTCCATCAATGTTGTTTGTTGTTTCATCTATTGTTGGATTTAATTCAATGAAATCTTCAGGTATTTTATCTCCAATATCTTTCCACATCATACCCAATAACTCTTCATTGTGATTATTGGGTATATTGATATTAATATCAATATCTTTAATATTAAAACCTACTACATTTGGATTTAATGGGTATTTAGAAAGATAAGGTTTTTTTGAAAATACTACATCAATGTTTTCACTATTTTCATTTTTATTATCTAATAATAGTTTAGTATCAATTAAATTATCACTATAATAAGATGATATCAATGATATCAAATATTTTTTTTTTAATAATCTACTAATTTTAAAATTATCAATAATATTTTTGTTACATACGATAGTATTATATTCGTCAATGTCGTCATATATATTTTTTTTTTTATTATCTTCTTCAAACTTTTCTATAAGAATATTATTTTCACTTTTTATATTCTCCATATTCGCCATATTCTCTATATTATCTATATTATCTATATTATCTATATTATCTATATTATCTATATTATTTGAAAATCCAAGAAACTTTTTTTTTAAAAAAAATATACTTTTTGATATATAATTGTTATTAGATAATAGTGATAATAAAATAAATATTCCTAATAATAAACCTATTATATACATTAATATATCAGACATTTCAATCTTATCTATTAATATACATAATTATAAAAAGATATAAGAAATATTTTATTAATATAATTTATATAGTAAATGGAAAATAATATTGATTTTATGTCTTTTATTAATAAAATGAATAAAATGAATAAAATATCAAATGACGAAGTTGTTATTTGCGAAGACGATGAAGATATAGTTACAAATAAAGATGTTTCAAATAAAAAAGATGAAACAAGTGATAAAAGCTCAGATGATGACGACGATGATGATAAAAAAGAAGGAGATGAAGATGATGAAGATGATGAAGATGATGAAGATGATGATGATGAAGATGATGACGAAGATGATGACGAAGATGATGATGATGAAGATGATGACGAAGATGATGATGATGGAAATTTAACAGAAGATAAATTATATAATTTATTAAATAGTTTTTTCGTTGATGAATATGGCGTGACAATTGCAACATCTATGTCAAATATATCATATGAATTGCATAAATTAAATAGTAATATTGGTAAATATTTGAAAAAATAAAAAATAAGTATATAATATATAATGTATTCTGTCATTGAAGAACCTACATGGTATTGTAAAAAATGTAAATCTATGATTGCTAATTGTATAGATATTGATTATCATAACAATACAATACATCCTAATTTTGAGGATATTTATGTTAAATCTTGGTATATAAATGGAAAGAAAGGTATTTCTCCTTATGACTAATTATTATTATTTAATATAAGAAATCCATTTTTTTTTATCTAATTTATGATTATTATTATTATCATCCTTTAAATATAAACCATATTTTCCCAAGTGTAAATAATAATTTTCTTCTAAATATAATATCTTCTTTGGTAATGATTTTATAAAAGATATTTCAGTATTAGAAATTGTATCAATAGTTTTTTTTCTCCATTTAAGAAATGATTCAATATTAGTGTATGTATTATTTTCTTTATTATAATAACAGTTTCCGTATTGTGTTTTAATTAAACCTGACGTATATTCTTTTTTATTTTCAGCTTGTAAAGGTATTATGTGAGAAATACTTGTTATTATTTTTGAATATAGATTATCGAGTATTTGTTTTTTATTAATTTTAGAATGGATAATATCATCAAGATCATTTTCCATATTTGATGTAAATTTTATATCGCATAAATAAGGCATAACATCACTTATATAATTTATAATGTCAATTCCTATTTCCGTTGGTATTAACAAGTCTTTTTTCGTTCCCCCAATATTAATATTATTTTTTTTTACTATTACATTATCGCAGTTATATTTTTTTATAAAACTATAAATTTCATATGTTGTTTTTGGGTTTTCTCCCAATATAACATATTTTTTATCTAATAACTTGTCTATAATAGATGAATACGTAGATGGACGTCCGATACCTTCTTTTTCTAACTCTTTTATCAATTGTATTTCATTATACATAGATGGTATATTTTCTATAATTCCATTAGACGAATATTCATAAGAATAACAATTAGCAGTTTCTAATATTTCTATTAAATTATCATAAGATTCTATATTACAGTTGTATATTTTATTAAATCCGTCAAATGTCATAAATGTTTTAGTTGATGAAAAAGTATATTCGGAATATTCGCATTTTTTTTTTGTATTAAAAATCATCTTAATATCTGTATATTCACAATCAATCATTAGAGATGCTAATGTGCGATTGCGAATTAGGTCATACACTTTTATATGATTAGACGTACATTTATCAAAAGAACAATAAATAATTGAAGGATTTGTTATTCTTATTGCTTCATGTGCTTCTTGTGCATTTTTTACGTTTGTTTTATATGTTCTATATTTAGCATATTTATCATCATATGTCACCTTAATATAATTTAATATTTTTGTTTTTGCTTCTTCGCATATATTTGTAGAATCAGTTCTTAAATATGTTATTAATCCATTTTCATATAAATCCTGTGCAATTTTCATAGTATTTTTTGCATTTAATTTATATTTATTATAACAGTCTTGTTGCATAGTTGTTGTTGTATATGGAGGTTGTGGTGATATTTTTCTTATATTTTTATCATAACAATTCAAATATTCAGTATTTGTTTTAAGTTTGTTTAATATTTGTTTAACTATATCAATATCTTTAATTTTTAAAACGTTTATTTCATTTTCTATATTTAATGTTCCTATTATATTGTCCTTTTTAGAATTTTTATCAAAAATAAACTTACATTCAATCGTCCAATAAGGATTAATTTCTTTTTCAAATATACGTTTTTGTTTATTTATACACATAATTAATGCTGGTATTTGAACTCTACCAGCACTTAAATTATTTAAGTTAAACTTATTCCATAAAATAGGAGATACTTTATACCCTATTAATCTATCTACAATTCTTCTTGTTTCTTGTGCGTTTACAGTATTAATATCTATATTACGCGGATTAGATAAAGCATTTTTAACAGCATTTTCTGTAATTTCATTGAAAGTTACACGGTGACAAGTTTTATTTTTTAGAAGATCTTTTATACACGTCATTAAATTATTTGCTATAGCTTCACCTTCTAAATCTGGGTCAGCAGCTAAATAAATTACATCAGATTTTTTTACTAAATCTCTTATATTCTTAATAACTTTTGGATTACTTTTAATATATTCAATTTTCCATGTATCTATATCAAATCCCAATTTTTCTTTTGGTAAATTATAAATATGCCCACTTGAATATGTAACGATTGTATCAGGGTCTTTTAAATAATTTTTAATTGTCTTAGTTTTTGTATAACTTTCTACAATAATAAGACGCTTCATTATAATATATATACGATTTATATGTGTCATTTTTTATATGTAATATTATTTAAAAATATAAAATATTATATATATAATAAATGATATATTTACCATGGAAGCATCAAAAAAAAAAAGTGTATAGTTGTAATATATCTGACAATTTAGCAATATGTGATATAAATACAATAAGAAATTGGGTTATTTCTCAAAATCCAACAAATGAAACATCAACACATTGGTGGTATAACGAATTACCTATTAATATATATGATAGTTTTTCTAATATATCAAAATGCGATACTATTTTCGATATGTTTAAATCTGGCGAATACAATAGTTATAATATTGATATATTGAATGATATGAATGAAATATATATATCCGCACCAACAAATGCAAATAAATTAAATGATACTTCTGATAATATTTTTTACACAAGACATATAGATGGTCCTTTTTATTATATACCATTTGCTTCTTGTTATCGTTTAATAATTGGTTTAGACGATAATAGAGAGATTTCAACTAACTTTAATTTAATACCAGAGGTTCATACATTGAAAAAAGGCGACGTTGTAGCATTTGATTTTCACAGAGAATGTCATTATATTACAAAAAATGATTTTGAACCAATAAACAAAGACTTCCGTGTAATTTTAAAAATACACTATTGTATATATCCTCAGTGGGCATTTTATTTTGGGAAGCTATTAGGATTTTTAACAATATTATACAATAAAAATTTTCGCAATTTATTCTTATACACACTTACTACAAATACAGTATATGACAAAATAGTTGTAAAGTCTATGATAATTACTACAAAAATAGTACACGATATAGAATATTATATCGGATATAATAATATTAGTTATTTATGTTTATTAATATATTTTTCATTAAAAACTAACTATTATATATTTTTATTCGGAAGTTCATTTATTCATTATTTTAGAATGATAGATTCAATTTCTAATAATTGCTATAATTTAGTTTTAAAAAGAGATTATCGGTTGTACAATTGCATTCATATCTTACAGTTGATGTATATGTGTTATTCATATAATAAATTTTCTTTTATAACATCTTATTTATTATTAGTTTCATATACTGTGCATATGCATCATCTTTTAAGTTTTGTAAAATTTGTATTATTATTATCATTGTACGATAATTTGTATTTAATTTCATATAATAATTTGTATGTATTTTCTCATTTATTATTGTCTTTAAAAGAATGTTATTATAAAATGAGTACATAATTAAACAAATATTAACAAATATAAAAAAATTAAAAAAAATATGAAATAATTAATTATGTACTAAAAAAATAGAATTAATAAAAAATGTCTTCTATACCAAAAGATATGAAACTATATGAAAAAATTAAAAAAAAACTATTTATAGAAAATCCTGTAAATTCTGCTTATAGGTCAGGTAATTTAGTTAAAAAATATATCAAAGCATATGAAGAAAAATATAAAACAAAAGAAGCATATTATGGAGATAAAAATGAAGAAAAAGGATTAGCAAGATGGTATAAAGAAGAATGGGTTAATCAACGAGGAGAAATTGGATATAATCAAGAAGGTGATATATATAGACCATCTAAAAGGATTACATAAAATACACCAAAAACACACCAAGAATTAAGTAAAAAACAAATAGTTAAAGCTATAACTGATAAAAAAAATAATGGTCGTGTTATTAAATTTTAAAAATATAAAAATAGATAATAGATAATAGATAATAGATAATAGATAATAGATAAATAGGATTATATTACAATAGAGTTTTATACGTATGTGCTATAAGTGGGTATTGTATTGTCATATAACTAATCAATATATGATTTGATTACACAGTTTATTTTATCACCATATTCGGTAAAGCTGAATTGGTTGCGCATGGGGCATTTGAATAAGAAATTATCAAGGTTATTATCAGGGTTGAAGCGATTGTTAATAATTTCTTCTGCTAATTGATTTTTCATGTATTTGAAGAAGCAAGCGTTATGCATTTTTCCACCATTTATGATATTTGTTTTTGTCGAACAAGGGATAGGTACGGATATAGTTCCATTTGCTTTCTTAAAGCCAGACATGCAGATACAACACATATCTTTGTTTGTATCACAAGACTTTACCAATGAACTTTCCATGTTTATAGGCATGTTTCCTACAGTCCAAGAAGGACTTTTCAAGGACATCTTCTCTAAGCGGTCGCACACAGCGTAGTTATAGTTACTAACGGTATCAAACTTTTTGACGTTAAGGCAAAACTCTGTCTTATAGACTACCATATCCGTCATAACTCGGAGTTCTACCTTTTTTTTGTCAATAATACTCATACTATCAATCTTTGTTCCAGTGTTTCCAGATATGGTGATACCGCTTTTGGTCAATATGAACATATTGCACAATAAATCAAGATTGCCAAATGGAGGTTGGATACGATTATTGTGTCGAACGACAATATCAAAGCTAACATTGATAATATTTCCTTGTGAAATATAAGGGATTTTACCGATAGCGATAGCGAAGGATACTTTGGTTACACTTGAAACCGCCAAGCGAAAATATTTGTTATCCGATTGCGTTGTATAGCATGAAGATATTTCAACGTTTCCGCGGTCAAAATCTTCAAAAATCATCACTTTAATATCGTCAATAAGACTTTTGGCGGATATGTTATCCGATACGCAAATATCCAAATCATTGGGAATAAGCATGCGTCCTACAGTTTCAGGATGATACTGTTTGTTCCAGAACTTCTTCGATTCCCATCTATTAGAATGAGTCTTGTTGTACTCACACCTGTAATGATTAGCAATAATCTTGTCTCGTACATAACCTCCGAAAATAACACCATCGTAATTAAAAACCTTACTAACGACGCGAGAATATAACATATTCTTAATATGATCTGGATTGAACTCAACTTTGACAAAAGATGACATTTTGTTTAAGAAGAGGAGAAAACTTAAAGTAGTTTTATTTACTAATAAAGATTATCCTTTGTTGTAAATAATTTGAGTAGAATATAATCTATTTAAGAAAACTTGTGTGTCTTTCTATCTATAGAATAATCTTAGTCTTGCTATGAAGATATATATTTTTGATATTCGTTTTATCAATTTTTATAATATTTTTAAAAATATAGAACATATTTATCCAATATCATTTTCTATTTTTGCCTTCGAATAAGCATATAATACATTTTCTGCGGTATCAACTGGTAATAAATAATCTTTCGCCGCATAAAACTCAGGTCCTGTACGAGAACTTCTATTTACTAATGTCCGTAAAGCGTTAATATCATGAAGTTCATATTTAAACCGAGATGTATTATTATTAATAGTAAAGTCTATAAATAATGAAGATATTATTTTTGTATTACCGTTGGGCATATAAAAACTATTAGGATATTTAAAAACAGCGTTAAATGTTTTTAAATTAGTAATATTTTTACTATTCGGAGTATTTTCAAATGCTATTACGTGATTTGGAAAAGGTAATCCTGAACCAGAATAATTAGACATTCTATCAATAGGGTTTGGTGCTATTAAAATAACGGAATCGTATTTTTCGTCTTTTTTCATAATTCCAGCAATATTTACTTTGGAATAATCAGGATTGAATGTAATATTTAATTTAACATATTCATCTTCAAAAATCATTATTAATACCTCTATATTTTATATATAGAATTATTTTTATAATATGATTAATATAAAAATTATTGTACTCGTGTACTTGTGCCAAGACCATTTTTATTAACCTCAACTTTTTCACAAGTTGTCGCAGTGCATTTTACAATATAGCGTTCTGGATACATTGTTCCATTTTCACTAAAAGGTCTATTACACGGAGCACATGGTGCTAATGTATCTAATACATTTAACCTATTTCTCTCAATTAGTTTTTCTGCATTTTCTTGTAAAAAAATTCTACTTTCATAACTGCTTTTAACCATATTATTAGTATATAAATCTGTCATTAGCTCGGCATTTACCATACATCTTGGTCTATAATCTGTAAATGAACGTCCGTCCGACATTTTTAACGGACATTCAGGTTTAAGTTCAGTTGTCGAAAAAAAACTCATTATAATTATTATCTTATACAATTACAACATTTTTTATTTTTGCTTTTTAAAATGTTCCACAATACGTGTTACTAATTGTGTTTTTGTACCTTCAGTGTTTAGCTGTTTTTCAACACATTCTTCTCTTAATTTCTCTAAATTCATATTTTTATATTTTTTTATCGATGATTTATCACCTTCATTATTAAATGTAATATCCGAAGATACTGATATATTATCGGCGATATCCATATTATCATTTACATTTGAGGAAACTGTTTCTTCAGTATTATAATCACCAATATCATAAAAAGATTTATTATTATCAGATAATGTTATGTGTGTTACCGAATCATCGTCTATATCAACAAAATCTTGAACCTCTTTTGGTAGTTTAACTGTTGTTTTTTTATTAATAACAACTTCTTCTTTTTTTAACGGATGATCACTATTACAAATATCACCTTTATAAGATTTATCATATGTATCATTATCTCCATTATAACATTTATCAGAATCGATATCTCCGTTATAACATTTACCCGAAACATTATTAACAGGTTCGCAACATTTATCTGATACATCGTTATCATCCGTAACAATACTATCTTTGAATATTTCATTCATTGTTTTATCATAATTATTCCAATTTTTGGCTAACAATTCTGTTCTCTCACCTTTTTTGATTATATTAACTCTTTTTTCTAATAGGAAGAAATTACCTTCTAATATTGTAAGTTTTCTCCATAAAAACATAATTAGAAATAATAAAGCTGCTAATACAATAATGCTAATATTGATATATGGTTGATTAAATAAAAAATTAAACATTATTTATTAAAATCAGAACATATTTTGTTTTTCATTTTAATCGCATTATCAATTATTGTTTTTGGAAACTCTTTAATATTCAATAACTCTATCGCAATACATAAATACGAATGTCCTCTATTTATTTTATATGGAAAATAATATTTGTTATTTTGAGGTATAGCATCTACGGATAAGTTTATAAATCTATCCGGATATAATTCTTCTAATTTTATCAATTTATGAAAATGAGTTGTAATTATTAATGTTATTCCATTTAAATTACTTAGATATTCAATAACAGAATAAGCAGTTGACATACCTTCAATAGGAGGCGTAGAATGCATTGGTTCATCCATTAAAAACAACCCCCTTTTACCTTCATTATTTATTTGTATAGCTTTTTTAATCATATTTAAGCAATATTCTGCCTCTGCTTCAAAATATGATTTATCACCAAGAACATCTGTTACACGCATAAAAGAGTTTATTGTATCATATAGTACCATTTGTGATTTATAACTATATGTTATACCAATAGTTTGTCCTAATATTATATTAGACAATATTGTTTTCACATATGTTGTTTTACCTCCGGCATTAGGTCCTGTTACTATAATGTTTTTATTTAAGTTAATTGGATTAGATATTTGTGTATTATTTAGAATAGGATTCTTCGCATTCCATAATAGGGTTTCTTTTTCATTATATGATACTATAGACCAATCATCCGATAGTATTAAATTATTTATTGAAAATATTACATCTATAGCATATATTGTTTTTAATAAAGATGAAAGTTTATCTTTTAATTCATCATCTTTCCATATTTTATAAATATCTGTCATACTATTATTTATATCAATATTATGAAAAGACTTATCTATATTAAAATATGAATCAACAATATCAATTGGTAAGTTACATGTTATATTTAATGAATGTTTGACAAAACAAACTAATCCTTTCATTTTTATATGAAGTTTTTGCTTCGTATTATATAAAAATAGTGCTACTTCATATGTTTGATACATATTATAAACATAAACTGCTACATATAAAAATACAGATATAAGTTTTGTAATATCTGCTCGTATATTTCCTGTTGGTTTTAATAAGAATGCCAATAAATTATATAATATTTCTAAATAAGATGCTATGCTTAAATTCATATTTAAATATTTATTAATATAAATATAAGGTGCAATAAATGCACTGCAAGGATATAAAAATGATGTAATTGGTATAAAATATATTTTATATGTATGATATAAGTCAAGTAATATTTCAATATAGTTAATGTAATTTAATATAAATGAGGATGGAAATAATATTTCTATTGATGTGTTATTCTCAATTTCTTCTGATATTTTATAAATCCAAAGAATATCATTCTCATATTCTTTTAAAATTTCAATATCAATATCATAATCAATAAATGTTCTCTGTCGTTTCTCTAATATAATCTTATCTTTTATTGGATGCCGAACAAGTTTTTTTATCAATATTTTACTACCGTCTAATATAGGCAAACATGTAATCCAATTATCTATCGTAGTATCTTTAAACACGTCTTCCGAAATATCTATTTTTTCACCGGTAATAATATCATCCGATAATATTTTATCCAATATAACATCTTTTTTTGCTTTATCAAAATCAAAAAGTTCACGAAAGTCTTCTAATGTTTCTTCGTTCATTATTTATTATATATTATTAAAAATTGATATATAATTTCGCAGTATTTTTTATATCAATAATGATTAAAATTGAAGCTTTAATACCTCCGCACAATAGAGAATCATTATTAGAATTTATAGAAAATGAAGAATATAAATTGCAATCTATTTCTATACGAATTAAAAAACTTAGAGCCGTTTATGGACTTAAACCACTTCCACAAATCGTTCAGGTAGTAAAACATGATGATATTGAAACATCTTATACTTCAACAAACTATATAACAACTAATGTGAATTATTCAAATGATGTAAATAATACGAATGATGTAAATAATACGAATGATGTAAATAATACGAATGATGTAAATAATACGAATGATGTGAATAATAATATTTTACTTCCAATTATAAAAACTAATGTTTTTAAAAGGTTATATTATTCGTGTAAAAAATATTCAATCAAAAAAAATATTCAAAAAAGTGAAGAATATCATGAACTTCTCGTATATGATGAAGATTTTGACAATTGTTACGTTTATAATCCAAAAAAAAATATGTGGTATGATTCTCTTTTCAAATAAATATATATTTTATGTATATTATAATAGTAGAATAATATTATATACTATGAAAGAAAGTGAAGTTATACCTTTTGATGAAAAAATATATAACAAATCTAAAAATTCAATTGACAATATAAAAAGTTTTTCATTGGATAATAGAATTTCATATTATTATTATATAACAAAACTTCTTGATAAAATTAATATAGATAGATGTTTAGAAAAAATAAAGAGTAAAAACTTTAAGATACGAAGTTATACAATCGATGATGTCTTAATTTTAGAAAATAAAATAGGTTCTAAAAGTGCATACGGAGTTATATACTTATCCAGTATTGCAAATAGTAAATGCGACCAGTGTATTGCTTCGAAGGTTATGGCATACGAAGATGAAAATATAAATGAAATTGAAATTATGAAATATATCACTAAAGAGATTCTTTTAAAAAAAAAATCTAAACATTTTGCTATGATGTATAAATATACAATATGTAAAAATGTTAATATAAATGATAAATACAGGGTTGTATGTATTAATGAGTTAGCACATGGAGACATTAAAATGCTTGTAACCAGTGGAGATTTATTCAACGATTATGAAGAATTAATGAACATTTTATTTCAAACATTTATATCTATCGGAACATTTCAAAATTTGGTAGGATATATACACTGCGATACACATTATGGTAATTTTTTATATCAAAAAAATGATGATGTTGGATATTATGATTATTTATTTGAGGGAAAACATTATTATCTTAAATCTTGTGATTACAATATTATGATTTACGATTTTGGTTTAGCTGAAAAAAAAAACGAAGATAATAGAAAAAGTAATAAAATATCACTCGATTATACTATAATATGTAGATTATTCATGGACGAACGTAAGACATATAACTCACAAAAAAAATTGATAAATTATAATATTTACAACATTTTAGTAAAAATATCTAAATTTACACCTAACTTAAACTCAAAGAAGTTTTTTAACATTTTAATAAATGAAATTTTAATTCCATATTCCCCGAAAGGATTATTTTTGACATCACTACCTCTTCATACAAAAATAATTAACAAAATACCTTTTCGAATAAATTAAAAAAATGATATAAAATATTTCTATATTATATTATTAATAATGAATAATAACGACAACATAGTTATATACAATAAAGGATTTATTCATTTAATTGATAAAGAACCTTATGAAACAAATGAAGATGTTTTTAAAAGAGGTTGGTATATTGTTATTAATAAAGATAATGAAGAAAATATGAATAAGTTGATATCTATGTCTATTATTACAAATAATATTGATAAAGGTATGGAATATTCACAATAAATATTTAAATACAATACATATGGCAAATATAGTTGTTATAAAGTTTAAAAATATAATAAATATTATAAATGGTATTAAATAATATAAAGCATACATAAGTATTGGTTTTACAATTTCGTATCTAATATTAGATTTAAGTATTTCATCTTTTACAATATCAATAAAAATATTTATTATATTATAATCGTGTTCAAAATCATCATTTTTTTCTTTAGTATGCATTTATATTTATAAAAAGACCTCTTATTCTATTAAATATATTAAGAATTATAAATAAAATGTATTACAGTATTAATAAATTATTAGATTTTTATTTTTATAATCATAGAATAGATGACAAAATTTTCAGAAGCTTTAAAAGAGTATAATAAAGGAAAGGATAAATGGTGTATTCCTAGAAAAGGTTCTGATGATTATAAGGTTATATTAAGAATTATGGAAAAAAATAATAATATAATATCATCATATCCAAAGTCCCAAAAAGATCCTAATGTTATATCATCTATAGTTATATCGCCTAAAAAACTTAAAGTTAAAGTTCCTAAAGAACCTAAAGTTAAAGTTCCTAAAGAACCTAAAGTTAAAGTTCCTAAAGAACCTAAAGTTAAAGTTCCTAAAGAACCTAAAGTTAAAGTTCCTAAAGAACCTAA